CTCTTTATAGGAAATAATCTCGGTAGTTACCGCTTCTTTTGCACTCTTTACGGCTTTTTCTACAATTGCAGTAATTGTCTTTTCAGACAAATCTTCGTCATCTTCTTCTTCGTCAATAATGGTTCCAATTTCTTCCGTTGATGGCGTAGGAATAATTTCCGTTACGCTCTTTGGAGTTTCTGTTGGAGATACCATTGTTGCTGTTGTTACGTCATCTTTGCCGTGCGAATTTGCTGGTTGTCCGCAACCGCACTCTAAGCATTTATGAGAAGTTTTATCAAGCGGCTTCTTACCTTCGGCTTCTTCAACTTCTTCTTCGGCAGCAGAAGGCTTACTACCTTCTTCGGTTTCTTCCTCGGCGCTTTCGCCATACTGCTTCTTTTCTTCGGCTTCTTCTTCTTCGCCAAATACGCTTTTCATTTCATCATCGGAACAACCAAGTTCCTTGCACATTTTTTCCATTTCTTTATACATCTTATGTGCTTCTTTAAGTTTTTGTAATGCTTCTTCCTTAGACGGCTTCTGTGAAACCGCTTTATCTTCTTCGTGTTCCATATTTTCTCCTTTAACGGTTTCAGCCTCAATTAGTTCCTCAACTTGAACTAAGTTATCTGTATTGTCGGATTTTGCCAGCATTAATTTGGCATTTGGATTTGCTGGTCTATCTACCAGCGATACTTCTACAATTTGTCCGTCAATAATGCGACCATTTGCCGCTTTATTATCACGCACGATACGTGGCGCACGGATACCAATTGAGAAACCTTTTAATACGCCTGTTTCTACCTTCTTAACAGATACAGGGTCAACAACTAAAGCAGAAATATAATGTCCGTCAGTTTTACTATCTAATTCTTTTGCGACACCTGCGGCGATATTTGAGTGTTGTTCGCGGATATTACCGCCAGATTTGAACCACTCTGGCATAGCCTTTTCTAACCAAGCCGCGTCACAAATTTGTTGGTCAATATCTACGCTGTCGTCAGTTGCTTTACCATAAACAAGAAGCGTTCCATCATCTTGTTTTTCTTGTTTAATAATTGCGGCATACGCATTTGTTGTATCTATTGCCATTGACTTATCCTTTTTCTTTTCTCTCTCCGCTATGGAATTAGCCCACGCTTTTCCAGCATCTCCGCCCCATAGAAGCCAAGCAATATAACCCTTTGAAGGATTACTAGCGTTGCCCCAATTCTCTCCTTTTTTATCAACTTCGTGTCTGGCAAAATAACTTACCATACGATTAATGGTTTCCAAAGGAATTGATTTACCATTTGATAAATCTCTTGCGCGAGCAACACCAACTTCGGTGCCGCCACGCCCAAATTCACGGCGTAATTCTAATCCACGTTTAGCATTACTTCTAACTTGTTGCGGTGGTGAAAAACCATCTGCGCTTTTTTCGTTAGACATTAATCCTCATTTCCTAGAATTATGGAAATAGCGTCTTCGCCTATATTACGTGTATCTACGACATACGGAGCAATATCACAAACGCAGTTTGGGTGCGCTGGCGGTTCCGTATCTCCACTAGGAAAACGCTCGTCAATACGGATAGGCGAAGCGTCTGCGTTCTCTTGGCATAAATCACAAGGTTCAGCAACCAACCACTCTACCAGTTCAACGCCACTATCTTCATACAATTCGCGGTTCGCCACGCTGACGGCACGGCTCATTTCCGTTTGCGCAATATTTAAAGCGCGCTCGCTATCGGACAAAATATCGTCAATTTCAATTTCTAAATCTTTCGCTAGTTTTTCCCGATAACCAGCAATTTCTTCCAATATTGTTCCTACTACGGCTTGCGGTGTTTGACCTTTCTTTAAAGCGTTAGCAAGTGCCGTTCCTATTCGGTCTAACGAAGTTCTATTTAAACCTTGTATCGTTACGCCTCGCCTATCTAGTAACGTTTGTAATCCTTTAGGCGGTTGAACTAATGCGGCGGCGGCTCTATTGCCCGGTTTCCAGTTAGCCCAATTAACACCGATAGCGCGTTGTAACTGTTGTTTAGTAGGTGCTTTATTTATCTTTGCTTTAGCAATTGCGGATAACGCAATATCTTCACCAAGCACATACGCTTCGCTATAAACCGTTCTAAATGCCGTCATTAATGGCGCGTTATTAGGTATGACGTTTGCTCTTGTCCAGTCACGTGCCTGTTCAGTAGTCATATTTTCATTAGGCATATTATTCAAAAATGCTTCAACTACTTCTTTGGTATTAATGCTTTCTTTAATACCATCACGAATTATTTTGGCGCGTCTAGCGGCTAAACGAACCTTTGCGTTATTGCGTTGCTTCCACGCACGGCTTTGCCTCATTTTTTACCTACGCTAAATAACGTTCGGCATACCACCGTGCGCTGTCGTAATCCTTTGTGGCTACAAATTTGTTTAATACGTCAGCATAGACAACTGGAACATCTTTAAATCGGAATGAACGCTCTGGCGATTTACGCAACCAGCGTAAAAATTGTTTTAATTCTTCTTGCGCGGCTTTACCTTCGTCAATATCTTCACGTTCAGTTTCGCCTTGAATTGTTTCCGCTTCGTTCGTTGTTAATTCTGGCGTAGGTGCGTCAAAACCACCAAGTAATTCGCCGCCGCTTTCGGCTGGAGTTTCTAATGGTTTAAATCCATCTTCCGTTACTAAGTAAGCACCGTTACCTACGGCAACAATAGGCATATCTGCCTCTGGTGCTTCAATTAATGGGCGACCTGTTAATGAACGTGCTTCGTTAAGTGTTAATGAACCAGATTTAAGTTCAATATCACGTGTGCGAGCAATTGCTTCCAAATCTTGACGACCGCTTTCCATAAACTTAAATTCAAGTTCGCGTGGCATACCTAAGAACATATAAGACAAATGAGAAAGCATACGCGCTACCCAAGTTGCTAATGGAATTGCGCCTAATACTTCGGAACTTTGTGCTTGTCCTAATTGAAAACCAGAACCGCCTAATCCGTTTTTAGGATTAAATCCAATTTCGCTAGGAAGAACACCGAAGTGTCCGCAAATAGAATTAACAAGATATTCGTCAAGCGTATCTTTAAATCGTTCGCCATATCCGTCATACTGAACTGGTTCCATACCAGCAGGAAGAAGTCTTACGCGCTTACGCTGTTCTGTTTGTCCAGCCAAATCGGAATTAAATATATCTTCATACGCTTTTAACAAGTTTGGATTATTACCAAAGTTAGCGTCAGTTTTCATAATTAATTCTGGTGTAACGCCATCTGTATATTCGGCACGTAACCATTGCTGACGGCGCAAATAAATATCCGCTAGTGGTAATGCTCGTTCAGTTGGGCTATAACCATATACGGTTGTTGAACGGCGATTACGAATAAAATAAGCAAGTTCATCGGAAGTAAATTCGCCATCTGCGCTTTCACCTTCGGTTGGCGCGGCAAATTCGCTACGTGGGAAACCATAAAGAATTTGTTGATAAGAAGGAAATGGCGGCATTGGTCGCATTCCTCTATCGTCAATTAATGGCTTAATAGTTGAACCATCAAGAATTTGTAATCCAAATAAATCGCCGCCTACCGTTGGTTGAGGCCAAATTGCCCACGCGTCAAGTACCAAAATTTCTTCTAACGCAATATTTAACCAGTCATAAAAGAGTAATCCGTTAGCCTTATCTGGTTGTTCCCAAAATGAACGAATACGCGAAATTTCTTCCGTATATCTATCACGTGCCACCGACATAGCGCGAACGCGAGCGCCACCAATTTCGCTAATAAGTTTTTCTGCGCTATCTTCGGCAAGAACAATATCCCAATTTAAACCAAGTATTTTTGCCTTAGATACTTCAATACATCTACGCAAAATATCAATTTGGTCTGCCGCAGCGCGTAACGTTTTAAACGGAACTAATCTAGTTTCCGTAATATTTATATTTTGCGCTACTTGATATTCATAACGGCGTGGGTCTGGTCTTCCGCTATCGGTATTAGCAGGATTAATTGCGCCCGGAATAATAGGCGAACCAGGTGAGAACGGAACGGTAGGAGTAATCGCGTTACGTGGTAAAGGGTCAGTTTGTCCGTAACCAGTATTAGTGCGCCCCGAAATGTTGCGCATATCTTGTTCGCTTAAAGTTACCGAACCTACAGGAAGATTAGGTGCTTTCTGTAATTGTTCGGCAACCTTTTCAGCAAATCGGTCAATTAGACCCATTTGTGCCTCCTAATTAACCGTGGACAACTACGCGATATTGATTTGAAGTAGGTGCTACCGAGAACAATAACGTAATTGCCGAAGTAGAAGTATGTTGTACGTCGCAAATAACTTCTGCGTATGGCGAAGAATTATCATACACCGCAACAGTTACATCTTTTGTATTTAAACTATGTGTAACTGTATAAGAAGTATTTGTTCCGTCGCCTACGTTTGCGGCATATTTACGAACCGCAATTGTGGTATCTAATTGGAAACCACTTGCGCCTACCGATAGACCACCGCTTGCTACAACTACGCCAGAGAAGTCAGAGCCGACAAGTTGAACGCCGTTTGAAGCGGTATAAGTTCCAGCACCAGAGAATTGCTGGAAAACAATTGGGTCAGTTCCTACTGTTGTAACTTCATCTACGCAAACCCAACCAGTATTAGCCAGAGTTGAACCTGCGTCAACAAATGTAAAGTCACCGCCAGCAATTTCTACTGCGCTATCAAAGTCAGTAGCACGTGTTAATACCCAGTTAGTTGAACCGCTACCTACTGTTGTTAATGTATAAATACCATTTTGGCTAGTTGTTGTTTGATTTTTTACCAAGATACGTGCGTTAAGTGAAGGGCTAACGCCATCTACGCTAAACGCCGCTTGCGTTCCTGCGTTAGTAAGAGTTGCGCCAACACCGCTAGTTCCGTTGCTATAAGTTGCGTTCAAATTCGCAGTTGTTGCGGCGTAAGAAGCGGCGTGAATATTTAAACCTTGCGCTACGTCATCTACGTATTGTTTGTTAGCAGCGTCTGTTGAAGCAACAGGCGAAGCAAGATTTGTAATTTTATAAGAGTTAAACGAAACATCTGCGGTTGGAATTGCAAGCGCAGAAAGATTAATTAACGAGTGCGCCGCGTTATCGTGCGTAGGAGTTCCGTGCGTATGGTCGGCACGTGCTACGTCTGCCGAAGAACCATTTGCGCTAGCCGCACCAAAAGAAGTTTGCGCAGATACGTTTCCGAAATCTGGCATTTCGTGAATATGGTCTTCACGTGCAGGTGCGGTTCCAGTTCCTACTGCCGCAGTATTACCAATAGTAAGTGCTTGCGGAGTTGCATTAGTTAATGCTGGCGTTCCGTGAGTATGGTCTGCGCGAGCAAAGTTTGTACTACTTCCATTACCGCTACTTGCGCCATAAGTTGTTTGCGCTGTTACTGAACCAAAATTATTAATTTGTGTCCAAGTAGTTCCATCATCAAAATAAAGAAGATAATTATCAGTTGCGTAATACAAACGACCTGCGACACCTGCGGCTGGACGACCTGCCAAAGTTCCTGAAATAACTTCGGATTCATTTAGAACAGATACCCAACCTGTTCCGTCATAATAGTAAAGTTCGCCATCGCCAGTATTAAAATAAATCTGACCTGCTTGTGGCGAAGAAGGCGCAGTACCGAGATTTTGAATTACGGCATTTTGTAATTCGTTTTTATTAAGGTCAATATTGACTAAAAATTTACGCGACATTATTTCTCCTATATCACATACGCCGTGCCACTAAAGGCACTGGTGAAGGTTATCACCATTTGATTTTTACTTGGGTAACTAAAGGTGCCTTCACATTGTGTCCCTGCGCTATCTAAAACAACTGCGGTTGGTTCGCCATTTAAATTATGGTTTATTGTCCAAACTGCACTTGCTACGGCTTGCGTATGAACATAAAAGATTTGCGTTCCGCCCGGTCCTTGCGGTCCAACTGCTGAAACGGTAACTGTTGGAACAACAGGTTTAATTACAATTACTTCATCAGCCATTATCTTGTCACCTCTGCCGAAACTATTACTTGACCTTGCGCAACGCGTGTAACAATACCACTAAGACTTGTAATTTCAATGTCGTAGTAATACGTGCCTTCGTCAATTATTCTGGTTTGCGCCGCAGTTGCGTGGCATTCAATTGTTCCAGTCAAAGCCGTAATAGCAATACCGCCATTGGAAGTAGAAAGCGTTAATACTGCGTCAGGGCTAGAAGGTAATGAACGTATCTGAAGTTCAGCCGTATAACTGGTTAGATTAACTGGCGCATAAGCAATACCGCCAGAGATATAAGTTCCAGTTGCGCCATTAGTAATCGTAAAGTTAGAAGCGGTTGCCGAAGCAACGGTTACATCTTGTAAATTATATTGGCTAGGAAGAACACCAGAAATAGAAACTTTTTGAGCCGCAGTAAATCCATTTACGGCAGTATAAGTAACAGTTGTTCCATTTGCGGATATATTTGTAATTTCGGCAGGTTGGTTATATACAAAATTAATATACCAGTCAGCGCCTTGGTCAATTTCTACGTTATATACAACTGCCATTATTCTCCTAAAGGATTACCGCACTTTAAACAGTTTACCGCTTGCTTTGGACTTGGCATACCACATTTGCTACAAATCTTTGCCATTGCGGCAAGTGTAAGCATACTAGAACCACTACTGTTTAATTCAGTTAATGCCCACACCAGCGCGTCAAGTCTATCTGGACTTTCATTACTTAACGGTGTCCACTCGCACATTTGTTCTTCCAATTCTGGAAAATAACCTACGTGGTGAACTCTGCCTTGTTCATATAACGCACTTATCGGTTCGGCTCTTAATTGCTTTCCTCTGGTCGCTGTAACCTTTTGCGTAGCAACTGTTCTATCTACCTGCTGTAAAGTCATAATAACCATATCGCCGCCGTTATTAGTTTCGGCAACAATTCGGTCAGCGCGGTATTCGTGATAAAGATTTACGGCTTGTCTTGCCCAAGCGTCTGGCGTGGCGCGTAACGATTTATCGGATAGAACGTAATAATGCCCATCAGCCGTTAAACCAGCCGCAACTATGCCTGTTAAATCGCTATTAACGTTACTGGTAACCGCAGGGTCAATTGCTACGACAACGCGAACTAATGGCGGATATTCTCTTACTCGCGCCGCTTCAATTAATTCTCTTGTCCATAACGCGCCTTCTACGTTATCTAATATTTCTCCGTATAACTCTTGCCGCCCTTATCGGGTATTTTCGTAACGTAATCTAAGTTCCGCGAGCGCACTTGCCGCCAAGTTATTAGCATTATCTAAAGTTGAACCACGCACGACACGAACGCCAT